GCAAAACCTGCGACGCTTTCGGTGAGCGCCTTGAATTGATTCCCCAGTTGCGCACCGGCGGTGCTAAGATTGTTGAATGCCTGCTTGGTTTGATCGATGCGTGCCGGATCGATCTTGGTCTTCTCGGCGGCGTCCTGGATCTGCTTGAAGGAGGCCTCGCCGGCCCTGCCAAGGTCTTCCAACTGCTTCTTGATGTCATCGCCACCTTCGAGGGTGATGCGCTGGCTTATCGTCTTGCTGGCCATCGATGATCAGCCCTTGATCCGTCGCTCGTAGAATTCGGTCATGCGCGCAGCCACCTGGGCAAAGATGCGATAGAGATCGAACCGCTTGCGGATGCTGACCCGTTTCACCCCGACGAACAGCGGCCCCAGCGCACGATTGCCGGCGTCGAACAGTAATGGCGGCTTGCCGGCGACGTTGACCGATACCAGCTTGCGGCCGTATTGGCGCGGCGAATGAACTGCCGCCGGCAGGTTCCGCTCGATCGGCAGCCACAGCAGCGGATGGCCGGCGATCGTGGCGCCGCTTTCAAACACGCCGGCAAACGGCGTCGTGTCAAAGATCAGTGCGGCCGGATCGCTGCCCTTGTTCGGAAAGAACTTCGACTTCAGCGCCGCCTGCCATAGTCCAGGAAAGCCGGCCGAGGCGATGTTCTCCCGGCCTAACGCGACCGCGAGGGCGGCGGCATCCTGCACCGCGCCAGCCCTAGCCGCATCGATCTGGCTCGCGATCTCCTCGATCAGCCGCGCTACAGCCGATTCCCGCTGCGAAAAGACGAGTTTCATCTCATTTTGGCGTCAAAAAGCAATATGTGGCACGAAATGACAAGACGGCATTGGCGCGGCTCGGGTAGACGTTTGGTCCCATGAAACCCAGCCAACGCATCCACCGTAACTCCTTGCTCGTATCGGCAAAAGGAAGGAAAAGTTGTTATGAAGAAGTTCGTTTTGGCGCTGGCCATCATAGCTGGCATTACAGCGCCGGCTTTTGCTGACGGACGTTCGTCGTCTGCCGTGAGGAAGTTCGAACGCGAGAATCCCCCCTCCGGCCCTCGCAGAGATTATGTGATTGACCACATAATTCCGCTCAGGAATGGCGGCACCAACGACCAAAAAAACCTTCAATGGCAGACGATACAAGATGCCAAGGAAAAAGACAGAATCGAGTGTGACGGGCATCGGTGCGGGCACTGATTGGTGAGTGCGCGTCATGTTGCGTCGCGAAGTGCGAAAGAAGCAGATAGACGAATCCTGTTCTACCCGCCCAACTCCTTGAGCGTCTTCTCGATCGCCTTCTGATCGCCCTGCGCCGCGATGTAGGTAATCGCGAGGTTGTGCGCCCGCTCCATGCGGTCGAGCTGCTCACCGAACCCCAGATAGGCTGCAATCTGGCGCGGCGTCAGCGTCATTGCAAAGTCGGGCGGGAATCCCCGTCTGATAAGGGCTGTGATGCCGACGGCGATCTCTTCAAGCGGACCTTGACGGTCTTTGCCCCTTCGCCCGCCCCGCCGATGAGGCGCGTCAGCTTTTCGGCGAAGGAGCCAATCCCGTTTGGGAATGTGAGCGCTTTGATTGCCGTTAGAAGGTCAACTTGCTGTTCCAACATCAGCATCGTGCCAGCGTGCTTCTCACGTCTCTCGTCCCCAAGATGACCTGTGCCAGCGGCGATGATCGGGCCGACTGCAGCGCCAGCGAGTTCAATCAGTCGCAGCACGAGATCGTCAGTCCCGCCGTCCATCAACTTCCTGACATCCGGGAAGCGCGCCACGATCGACGCGATAGCAGGTGCATTCAATCCACGCACGACAACTCGCTCGCCGTTTATCCTGACAACGTCGACCGCTGTCTCTGTAACGATGTCCAATAAGTCGGCCATGCTGTTGTCCTTATGCCGATGGGGTTTCGTCGCGAATAGTCCAGACGCCGAAGTCGCCGCCAGGGCTCTTCATCACCTCGGCCTCGAGCTCGATCAGTGTGAAATCGTCGGCGTCGGTGATGAACGAGAAATCGCCGGTCGGGACGAACGAGACGGTGGCCAGGAAGTCGACCTGCTGGCCGATATCGTTGGTGCCGACCACCTTTATTTCACCGACGAACTCGGCTTTCGACAGGCCGGACAGGGTGGTGTTGCCGTCGCTGTCGGTGTCCGACATAGCGAGCGCGAACATGGCGAGGTTTTTGCCGGTGATCTCGTCGAGCGTCACTTTGATAGTCGCGCCGATCTGGGTGATGGCGGTGAAGTCCTTGGTCTTGACGCCCTCGCGGGCCGAGAAGTGTTCCTTCTTCGTGACCGCCGGCGTGTAGATGAACTTCGGCGCGTTGCCGAGGTCGGTGAAGGTCGCGGCACCGGTTTCCTTGAAGCTGACGATGCCTTTGCCGATGTGATAGTTCGCGACGTTGGGTGACGTGGGCATGGCTCATAGATCCTCTATTTTGAGTGCGTACTTGAACATGAACTGAGCGCGTAGCGCCCCCTGCAGCGAGCGTCCCTCACCGAGATCGGTCTGACAGCCGAGATAGCGGATTGCGCCGTTGCCGTTCCGTCCGGTCTTGACGATCTGCTCGTTGAGCTCGGTATCGGTGAGCACTCGCTTGATCAGCTCCCGCCGCAAGGTGGTCAGATCCGACCCGACCTCGTCGGCCTGCTGCACGATGACGATCTCCGGATGCATACGAACCATGCTTGGCCGATTGGAGGGCCGCATCGACAAGTCGCCGGCGTCGTCGGTTTCCTCGTCGCCGTCGAATACGAGCGCCACCGGCAACAGATCTTCGGGAAGCACGGTATCGTTGCGCCGGGCCGATTTGATGTTTGGAATGCTGGCGACCACCTCGAACAGCCGCGCCAGGATATCCTCGCGAACGTCAACCAACCGCAGCACTCTTCAGCGCAAACCGCACCTCGCCGCAGTCCTCGCCCATTGGGCTGCCGCGCAGATCCCACGAGCGCACGATCCAGGTCCGGCCATTGAAGGCGAGCACTGCGTCGGCGTAATCGGCACGGGCGATGCCCTTTTCGGTCATCTCATAGACGCGGGCGAAGGCCCCCGGCCCCACGTTGCTGACATGCGCCGCGACCTGGGTTTGCGTCGAGATCGGCACGGCCGCCGGCCGCGTATCATCGATCACGGTGATCTCGACCTCGGCGCCACCGCTAGACGCCACCGTCAGCACCGCCGGCACGCCGATCCGTGCATAGACCGGGTCGTACATCAGTGCGCTATAATCGATTGTCATTCAGGCTCTTCTGAATGCGAAGGTGCCGATGTCCTCGCGGCCGAGCTCGGTTTCAACATTGCTTTCCGACACCATGGTGAAACCGCAGGACTTCATCGCAAACAACAAGCCGTCGCGCGTAAAATGCCAACAATGTTCGGCTGGCTTGAAATGTTTCGAGCGCAGCACATGCTCGGCATCGCGAAAGATCGGCAGTGACAGGAACAACCATTCGCGGCAGTTGGCGAGCAGCAATCCAAAATCCTCCATGTGCTCGAGCACGTCCCACATCGTCATGGCTTGAAACGGCACGAGATACGGATCGATCAGCAGCATCCGCGTTTCGAGCCATTTCAATGCGGCCGGATTGATGTCGTAACCCCAGGTCTTTTCCTGCCGCGCTTGCCGGCAGTCAAGGAACGCGCCCGAGCCGATGCCGACGTCGATCAACTGTCCCCGGTAGTGCTGCTCGACGAATTCGCAGCGCGCCAACATTAGAGCGCGGCCAATCGGTGTCCTCGCATTACGATCATACTGATCGAAGTACGCTTGATCGTAAGGCGCATTTTTCGGATCGACCGGATACCAGCCGATGCCGATCTGCGGCCACCAGGTCAGGCGGCGGCGCGAAAGCTGCTCGACCAGCGGCGGAACTGTCCGATCGGGTCCGCAATCCTCTTGTCGCAGTCGTGCAGCATGTTCGTGCATTGGCAGAAGGCCTCCGGCATTGCAAACCCGATGCGACTCAAGTCGAGCCGCGGGTCGGTGACTTTTTCGGGGGCGTTGTGTCCGCCGTGACCGCCCAGCACCACAAAAGTCCTGACTCCCAGCGCCAGCCCGGCCGGCACGATCCAACCCACGCCGCCGATCACCACGTCGGCTTCGCGCACCAGCGCGAGCAGC